GAAGATGTGGCCGGAAGCGGCCAAAGACCCTGACAGCCGTTTGCGCAAAGCGCGGCGGGCATGGAAGTGCTGACATGAAACACGAAATTTCTGAGGGCACAAAACATGTTGTTGACGCCCTATCAGTCGTTACAGTGGTTGGCACGCTCGTGGAATTTTTACCTGCTATTGCAGCAATCTTTACGATTGTGTGGACCGGGATTCGCATCTGGGAAACAGACACGATCAAATCGTGGACCGGGAGAAAGTAGTGCCGGTTCAGTCTGAGGCACAGCGGCGTCTGATGTACGCGGCACTGAAAGATCCCAAGGGCACAGGCATCCCCCGTAGCGTTGCCGAGAAGTTTGTTGGTCCCAAAGCACATGCCGAAGGAGGCAGTATGAAAGAGTCCAAGGAAATGATGAAGAAGGAAGTGGCCTTCATGAAGAAGAAGGGCGCTCCGAAGTCCATGATCAAGCACGAGATGAAAGAAGCCAAGGGCAAGACCAAGAAGATGTCAAGCGGCGGGTTTACTCGCGCAGCCGATGGCGTTGCCGCGCACGGCAGGACCAAGGCAACCCAGGTCAAGATGATGGGCGGCGGTAAGTGCTAAGGAGCCTGAAATGAAAAAGCGCAATTTCCGCTACGACGAGGGCGGTGAAGTCAACTACGGCGAGGACGAGCGCCCCGCTGCCACGGGGATGTCCGAAGCAGCGGAGTTGATGCCCGAAAAGCCCAAGGCCAAGGCCAAGGCCAAGGCCAAGCCACCCGCAGGAACTCCGGGCGGTGCAAATCGGGGGCAGCGTGCTGAATCTCCTTCGCCTCAGCGAGTTGAAGTCACAGCCAAGAAGTACCCCAAGGACGATGAGTCCAAGTCTGTTTCCGAACGCGCCAAGGCCGCACGTGAACGTGCCCGTATGGGCAGCACCGGGACCGATGAGCGTTCAGCGACTGAGCGCATGGGTGGCACCGAGCGCAAGGGTTCTTCTACCTCAACGGACACGCGGTCTATCTCAGACCGCATGAAGGCCATGCGTGAAAGCGCTCGGTCTAGCAGCACCGGGACCGATACCCGCTCGGTCGGTGAGCGGATTCGTGGGGCTCTGGGCTTTGCCAAAGGCGGCAAAGTTCGTGGTGGCGGTTGTGAGCGGCAGGGCAAGACCAAGGGGAGGTTCGTTTGAGAACTTCACGCGGCATGGGTGCCATCAACCCCTCCAAGATGCCCAAAGGCAAGGTGAAGAAGCGCCGTGACAACACCGACTTTACGCAGTACGCCGAAGGCGGACAAGTGTACGCCGAGGGCGGACGGGTGAACGAAGCTGGCAACTACACCAAGCCTGGGATGCGGAAGAGCCTTTTTGAGTCCATCAAGGGGCAGGCTACCCAAGGCACCGCTGCAGGTCAGTGGAGCGCCCGCAAGGCACAGCTTCTTGCCAAGCAGTACAAGGCCAAGGGTGGCGGGTACAGGGACTGACATGAAGGCCCCGCAGCAAAGTCTGAAGGACTGGACCGCGCAGAAGTGGACGACCAAAAGTGGCAAACCTTCTAGCAAGACCGGCGAACGTTACCTCCCCAAGGCAGCTATCGAGTCTCTTACACCTTCAGAATACGCTGCCACAACCAAAGCCAAACGCGCAGGAAAAGCCGCAGGCAAACAGTTCGTCAAACAGCCTCCCAAGGTTGCTGCAAAGACCGCTAAATTTAGGTAAGCCATGACAACCTCCGGCACCGCTACGTTTAATTTAGATTTGGCAGAGTACGTCGAGGAAGCCTTTGAGCGCTGTGGTGCTGAGTTGCGCACGGGCTATGATTTGCGTACTGCAAGACGGTCGTTAAATTTGTTGTTCGCAGATTGGTCCAATCGCGGTATCAATATGTGGACCATTGAGCAGGGTACACAAGTCCTGACTCCTGGCACAAACACCTACACGCTGCCCGCCGATACGGTGGATCTGATTGAGCATGTGATTCGCACGGGCGCGGGGAATGTCTCCACGCAGACGGACCTGACCATTACGCGCATCAGTGTTTCTACCTACTCGTCCATCCCAAACAAGCTCCAGTCTGCAAGGCCGATCCAAATTTGGATCAACCGCCAAGGCCCTGCTCCGCAGTTCACGGTGTGGCCTACGCCTGACAATTCTCAGACGTACACGCTCGTCTACTGGCGCTTGCGCAGGATTCAGGACGCTGGTGCGGGCGGGACGTACACACAAGATGTACCGTTTAGGTTCATCCCCGCTTTGGTGTCAGGGCTTGCCTACTACCTGTCCATGAAGATCCCCGGTGCGATGGAGCGGATGCAGGTGCTGAAGGCGCAGTATGATGAGGACTGGGATCTTGCATCCACTGAGGACCGCGAGAAGGCCGCTGTCCGGTTCGTCCCGCGAGAGCAGTTCATTAGTTAATCATGCCTCTCAAAGACACTGAGGCAAGAAAGGCATACGCGAAAGCGTATGCAGAAACTCGTCGTGAGGAATTAAACGCATACCGTAGAGCATGGAAAGCAGCCAACAAAGAAAAAATGGCTGAGTACGAGAAAAAGTACAAAGAAAAGAAAGGCGAAGCTCTTGTAATAGCGCAAAGAGCCCGCGTTGCAAAATGGCGTGAAAGGAATCTGGAAACCGTACGTGCTGCAAATAAAGAGCAGGCAGCTAAGAAGCGGGCAGAAAATCCTGAAAAAATTAAAGCCGCTAAGAAAGCATATGCGCAACGTAAGAAAGATGTTATCAATGCGGCAGTTGCTCGTAGAAAAGCGGCTAAGTTAAAGCGGACACCCAAGTGGCTAACAAAATTTGACAAGTTGAAGATTCAGTGTGTCTATTCAATAGCAGCAATGCTGACTCGGGTAAATAACGAGCCATGGCATGTAGACCATATTATTCCCTTGCAAGGAGACTTGGTTTCAGGTTTACATGTACCTTCAAATTTGCAAGTTATGCGCGGCGTTGAAAACGTGCGTAAACACAAGAAGTTTGAGGTGACGCATGTCTAACCGTTTTGCTAATGGTGCAAAGGCCTTCGGATTTTGTGATCGTTGTGGGTTTCGTTTTGATCTCAAAAAGCTCAAAAATGAGGTCATCAAAACAAAGCGTACAGCCATAAAATCGTGCCCGCAGTGTTGGAGTAAGGACCATCCTCAACTTTTGTTAGGGACCTTCCCGGTCTCGGATCCCCAGGCCATCCGTGATCCCCGTCCAGATACGAACACTTGGTACTCTTCAGGTCAGACGGTTATTGACACCATCGGTATTGGTAGCCGGGTGATTGAGTGGGGCTGGGCTCCGATAGGTGGGTCCAGTGGTTTTGATGCGCCCCTGACGCCAAATAGCTTGGTCGGGCAGGGATATGTTGGTACAGTCACGGTCAGCACGACCTGAACACAAGGAGCCCGAAATGGCAGAGAAAGACAGCAAGGCAATGGCCGCTCTCCGCGCCCATGCGAAGAAGCCTGCGAAGCAGGCGCACGGCTTCAAGAAGGGCGGTCCTACCTCTGAGGACCGTATGCGCCTGGGCAAGAATCTGTCCCGCGCTGCCAACCAGAAGACGGGGTGAGCTATGAGCAAGATCACAAAACTGCCGCCTGCCAAGCAGGCATACCCGCAAGGCCCGGTCAATCCGCGTGACCTGTGCATGGTGGTGGGCAGCATCTCCAAAGAGTCCGCTCCGGGGCCAAAGACCACGGGCATCAAGCAGCGTGGATCTGGTGCCGCTACGCGGGGCTTCATGTCTCGTGGGCCGATGGCGTAACGTACAAAAAAGTACGCTATGAACTACACCGAGTTGCAGACTGCCGTTGAGGATAGTACTGAGAACACGTTCTCAGCGACAGACTTTGCGCTTCTGACGAAGCTGGCAGAGCAGCGCATATACAACTCGGTGCAGCTTCCCAATTTGCGGAAGACATCAAACCTCACGCTGACCATCGGTAATCCGTTACTTGTAGTGCCGACAGACTTCTTGTCTGCGTTTTCCTTTGGGGTTACATCGGGCACTACGTTCAGTTTTTTGCTGAACAAGGATGTGAACTTCATGCGGGAGGCTTTCCCGAGTTCAACCACAACGGGGACGCCACAGTACTACGCCCTGTACGGGACGCAGACCGGCACTCCGCTGGTGCAGTCTTTCCTGCTTGGCCCCACGCCCAACGCTGCGCTGACGGCTGAACTGAACTACTTCTACTACCCGGAGAGCATCGTCACTGCATCGACTACATGGCTGGGTAACAATTTTGACTCGGTGCTGTTTAACGCAGTGATGCTGGAAGCTGCCCGGTTTATGAAGCAGGAGCAGGACATCGTTGCGTTGATGGACAAAGAGTACATGCAGTCCTTGGCGCTGTTGAAGAACCTGGGTGACGGGCGCGACAGACAGGACAGTTATCGCTCGGGGCAGGTACGAACACAGGTGAACTAAATGGCTCTGGTACAAACGCTATGCTCTTCGTTCAAACAGGAGTCATGGCTGGGTATCCATGATTTGGATACCGACGTTTTGAAGATGGCGCTCTACACGAGCGCCGCTTCTCTTGGTGCAGACACCACGGCCTACACCCTCACAGGTGAAACGTCTGGCACAGGCTACACCGCTGGGGGCGAGATCCTCACCAATGTCCAAGTGCTTCTTTCTGGCACCACGGCGTATGTGACGTTT